TGACCTGCGTCCTTGAGGGCATTATACACAGATGTACGGTCACTGTGAATAGCTTGTCTCATGTAGTAGGCCACCAATTTCTCCAGATGCTTAGAGAAGGCATTAGCCTGATCCCTTATTACTGGATGCGCTGAATCCGATACAGATATTATCTTTTGTACACACTGTTCGGATAATTCATCCGGGGTTAACCCCCGATTATGAGTTGTGTTTATCTGTACCAGAGATTCATCTTTAGGTACGCTTACATCTATTTTAAACATTATTGTTTAGCCCTAATTACTTTTCCCGTTCTATATTCATCTGTCGTTTCTTTTGCTTCGCCAAGCATTTTAAGAGGTATTAAACTTTCTTGAAATCTTTTATCATAATATGCCATTATGTCTTGCTCCCCCTTCATATAAATATACGCTTCAATAAGAGCGCCATATAAAAGAGTCATTTCCGCGTTTTCGCTTAACCATGAAGTTCCACTATCGGATCCGGCAGTTAAACTTTCAGGTCTATAATAATAATGAAGTTCAGCAGTAAAAGCAGCATTTGGAGTTGGTGCCATTAAAAAATTATCTACATCAAAGACGCAATAATATTTTGGTAAACCCGTTGTTGTCGGGTCTGGCGTGTAAGTTTGAACAAAACTTGGATCTTTAAAATCTACAAAAAATTTATCACCATCCGTTCCCGTCATACTCAAAGAGAAAGGAGCTAAAAAATCAGACGGGACTTTAATGTACTGCACAGAGGCACTTGTTTGTGCCGTTGCATTTTTGCGAAACAAACTAAGCTGAACATTTTTAAGAATACGTTCTTCCGAAAGCCTTATAAACAAAGGTATGTTATTAACAAAGCTTGTTTCTTCGTATTCTGTATACGCTTTGATAGCATCTTTCAGTTGTAGATATGTAAAGCTCATGTCATCACACTATTGTTATATTTCCTACCATAGCACTATGGTTTGTACATTGATATACTAAGGAGGTATCACTTGGTTCATGAGGCACAATAAACTGTGTCAATCCCGTAGTTGAATTATAATTTTCTGTGACACCTGTTGTAAAAGCAGATCCACCATTTGATGTTCGTATTTGTAAAGGGTGACTGCTTACATTAGCTGTATTGTCTATTAGGTATGTATGACCTTTATAAAAAGTAAAGTTTGGATTATTGCCCGCAGTAGCTCCTGGACCAGTGAAAGTATATGCAGAAGAACCGCTTGTTCCTGCTACATATGTCGTAACAGGACCAGATACTTCGTCGTTTAATCTTATCCAATTTCCACCGTGCGCGAAATATAGTCCCCCAGTAGCATGAACATGTGCCACCGCACCGTGATAGGTAGAAGCACTTGGTAAATCGCTTAAAGCTGCATAATAAAAAACAATTTTGTTTGCACCAGAGCTTACATCAAATAAACCATTTGAATCTATAATATCAGTCAGAACATTAGAACTGTTACCTAATGCAGCATAAATCTCATTAAAGTTATCATTGATTTTATCAGCACCTACACGAAGAGTATCACCCGTTCCGTCATTTGCCGTAGAACCAATTCCCACTGTTTGCTTTGCCATCTTTTATCCTTCGTCAAATGTATCTGATGTGGTATCCAAGGTAATTGAGGTGTTATCGAAACGAGGAGATGACAAAAAGGTAATTGAGCCAACCTCTCCTGTTCCAGAAACGCCCGTGACATTAATCAAATCTTCGTTTACTAAAACCTGTCCTACCTGCCCTTGTAAAGCTGTCGTCGTGTCAATCTTACTTGGTAATTCTGCCACCCCCGCGGTAGACCAGTTTCCGTTGCCGAGATACGTTATACCATTTGTTGTCTTGACTTCAAAAGTTTGAACAGGATTTGCTTGATCTGGTCTAGCATCACGCAAGGCTTGCGCGTCTATTACCTTTCTAAAAGGACCTAATTGCGGCTGTTTTGCCTCAAACTCATCACGTCCAACCAAAGCCCCGTTCCACTCCCGGCGCATATCTTTATAACGGTATCGAAAACCAGATCGATCCGATATAGCAAATGCGTTTTTTCCAGAAGCAAACTTTGTCATTAAGTTGTCCTAAAATACTGATATTGCGGAACTACATTGAAAGAGGCTCTATCGCGGTCCTCTGTCATAGCTCTCTCAAACTCTTCTTCATACACAGCTTTCAACAACTGCAACCTATTTGGCGCTCGTTTCAGCGCAATGTAATAAGCTAATCCTGCTGCAAGGCAGGGATAGAAACGAAACGGCATATCTAACGTATTCACTTGCGCATCCGCGTCATCCATACGTGTCAAAGCATCGTAATAAATAACGTCCGTGCTATTTTCAGGAATAGGCCAAATTTTAAGGTTTGGCGTAATCTGCCTGTCTAGAAAAAACTGGGACGGACGCCCTTGCGTTGTTTTGTTTGGTATAGAAAGAAAAGTATCTCTACTCACTCGCGTCAAAGCAAAATCAGTATTGTCTCGTCTAACTACGAGGGATAAAACATCAATTACGTCCGTTCCAAGATCATATTCACCGTCAGCTTGGGTTAATGTTTGAGTGCGCTGTTTAATAGTCCATTGGTTCAAGCCACGGTTTGCCCATTCTGCAAGCATAAGATTTAATGAACGCTTTGCAGTTTTGAGGTCATAGCCAGTACGCACCTCTAAGCCACACCGCTCAAAAGCTTCTTCGATGTATTCTGCTACATCAAGCTCAAAATTTTTGCTTCCAGAAACAGCCATTTTACTTCTTCTTCGCCATACCGCCGCCGCGCATTTTCTTAACCATGCCGCCACCGCGCATCTTTTTCATCATTCCGCCGCCGCGCATTTTCTTCGCAGCACCGCCGCCCATTTTTTTCATAGGACCGCCGCGCATCTTCTTTGCAGGGCCATTACGCATTTTCTTACGTGGTTTCATTGCCATTGTTCAATCTCCTATATAAATTTTCACGCTTATTAAAGATTTCTTCTACTTCATACTCTTTAGCATAATCTTCGTAATATCCCAACTTTTTTAGATGTTCCGAAGCCTCATGCACCTTTGAAAGCCGTTGCACAAATATCATAGCATATTCATCCTCAACAAGCTCTTCAAAAGTTTCGTGGTCCAAATATTCATTTGGATCATCTTCTGGGTGAAAACCCATTAACCAAATATCTTTTTGAATAAACATTCCATCTGAGATAACTTCATTTAATTCGTCCAAATATTCGTGGAATGCATCAACCTTTTGATAGGATTTATCAACAATAATCACTAAATCAAAGTTGTCATCAAATTGTGAAATGGTGCTATAAAGCACCTGAAAGTTGTTATCATACTTGAAAAGAATAGCAACTTTACCTTCTTGCCAAGCTTTTTTTGCATAAGGACAGGCGGGCAAGTTATTGAAAAGCGGATTTGGTTTTTGCAAAGTGTGCTCAGACCATGCTAATATCTCCGTACAGATATCTTTCTCGTGACCATGATGAAAAGGAGAAGCTGTCATTATTGAGATACCGATCCTGTTGTTCGTTTTCGACGATTTGCTAGAACTTTGCCACAGCCTCGTGCAACTACCCCTTTGGAATTACTTTTCGGGGGCGTCCTCTTGGCCTTTTGACGGGTGATTGCGCCGCCGTTGAAGGCGAATTTGACTTCCGCTTCTTTTGTGTTTTTGACAAAGGTTTTGCCTTTTTTACCTTCTTTTTTCTTTTTTCGGGCTGTGGCTGCTCTTTCGGCTTTCGAGAGACTATTTGCTTTAGCCCTTGGAAGACACCTGTCAGGATTCTTTTTATCCTTTGAAGTGCCGCATTTACCTTTGATTTCACCATCAGAGCCAATCCTTACCCAATCTTGTTTCAACCATTTCTTGAGTTCTCCCATTATCTGCCCTTTCGTTTACCGCCTTTTGACTTTTTAGCGTAATTAGGGTCTTTACAATATTTTGAGGCAGCAAGATTTGCATAAGCGGATGGATAGGTATCAAACGTTCTTTTAGCCCAAGCTTTTCCCTCGGGACATATTTTGCTACCTTTTGATTTTTTTGATGCACCGCCTCCGTTTTTAAAATAAGTCAGTCCTTTTGGAGTTTTTCTTGTTTTCTTTACGTTTGGCATTACAAAATTTTCCCCGCTATTGCTGTTGCTATAATCAATACGGCTATACCCCATAGCCTCATATCAAGCTTATCAAGCTGTTTGTCTATTTTTTTGTACCGCTCATTACATTCTGACTCATGTTTTTCCAGAAGTTTTAAAAGATCATCTGTATTCAATTAACATCTCCATCTTTTTCTTGCTTGCCTCAAACGTGAGTTTGGATCTTTTGCAGCTTTTGGGAATTTTTTCATTTGACCCGCGGATCTAGCGCAGAAAGACTTGCGTCTTGCTTTTTCTGATTTTGTCAGACCTTTTTTCTTAGTCACCGCCGTTTTAAGTTTTGAACCCGGATTTTTACGCCTATAAGCAGCAACGCCCGCCTTGGTCATTCCCGCCCCTTTTTCAGTAGGGCGGAAATTCTTTTTATTACGCTTCGGCATATTATCGCTTTTGCGCTTTTTTTCCTTAGACGACTTTGTTTTTACCTTAGACGCCATAGTCTCACCTTAACTATGGAATAAAGTCATCGCAGTGACGTTTGTAGCAACTGACACATGAATATCACTGGTAAACAAAATGCCTTCGTCAGGAATGTTTACCGAATGCGTTTGCGATTGAGAAAAATCAATATCCAAAACCGTTGAGCCGCCATTTCCGTCAGTAAGGGTAAGT